TACCAATATTATCCATTCCGTATGTTCTTCCACATTTACAACTATACATTCGGGGTATTATAGACTCATCATCGGAAGAACTTATACCGAATTTATAACTATAGATGGAATCCATACTCTGCAATATTTTTAATCCATCTGCTGGGTTTTTAGTTGCATAGAATTCTTTATGGTAGTTAATAGAGTCATCTAATACAAATCCACTATTATATTTCTCAATGGATAACTTAAACTCTTTTTCAAGATCCATAAATCTCAATGCAATTACATTACTAACCTTTTTGGGTTCAAAGGCTTTTAATGAATTTTCCATATTATCTCTCCTTTCTAAATTAGTTACATTTTAATGATATATAAACACCATATCATAAAAGGTTCGTAAAAAAATCCCTTCCCATTACGGGAAGGGTAAAAAATATCTAATCTATTACAGCTAAAGGATACTGTTTCTCATTAGCGTCCAACATTATCTTGGCCTCACTTCGATTCTTCAAAAGTTCAGTTGCTTGGATATCAACTGTAGATAATGTACTGATAGTTTGATTGTTCTGATCTACCTGTACTGGGTTCTTAGCACTTATTCCTCTTATCAATGCTGTTATCAATGTTAATCTATTACTTAACTCCATGGCAGTCTTATTACTTAAGAATACAACTACTCCTAAGTTAGCAATAGTTCCACATGTTATATCAGCATAATCATGTCTTATAAGAGATGCGAAGTAAGAGAAGTTCTCTCCTGCTAATTTATATAAAGATTTAGGATTCTTATTTTTCTTATTAACTTCTAATCCTAGTTTATAAGTAGTATCAGCTGTTATTAAATCTCTTACAGCATCTTTACTTATTAATTCATTAAATTCTTTAGCATTTACTATAAGATAACTTATATAAGTTAACAATCTTAAATTAGGAAACTTTTTAAAGAAAGAATCTTGTTCATTCTTTATATCTGGCATTTCTTTATAATAACGTGTCAGAACTATAGCCCAATCTATAGTTAACTCATATAATAGTAAAGCTAATCCTTCTGCTATATAAGGTTTACTATATGATTCTCTTCCATATATAGCTAATGAACTAGCAGTTTTATCATCTGTCATAAAATCAAATAATTGATTATATATTTTAACAAATTCAAATTCTTTCTCATCTAAAGTATTATTTATTAAAGTATGCATATCTTCTATATAAACAAAACAAGGAGATTTCTTTATTCTTCCTTTATTTATATATTGAGACCAATCTATATTACTCTCAGCCATATATTGATCATATTTAGCCATTACTTTAGATAATACTTCTAATGTATATATCTTTTTAACATTTTCTTCTTTAGGTGCTTCTTCTGTAGTTTCAACATTACTCTCCTCATGAGGTAATACTTCATCTCCGCCATCTGTGGATGGTTCTGTACCTTCTTCTGGAAGTGGAGTTGGTTCAGTTTCAGCTTCTCCATCATTAACCAATTCTTGTTCCCCAGGAGATAACTCAGATACTAACTCTTCTTCAGCTTCAGCACTAGCTATTATTCTACCACTATTAATTAGATTAATTATGTAGCTCATTTATTATCCTCCTATCTGTATTGGTTATATTTAATAATTGTCTTAAGATCTTTTTCATATTGAGATAAAGAATCTATATAAGCATCTATATCATGATGATAGAAGTTCATTACTGGTCCTTCAGAGAAATATACTTTATTAGTATCTTCATCTACTATAGATACAGATATTAAAGGTAAACTTCTCATCATTTCATTATATGTCTTTCCATTCATAATATCCACATTATGTTGATTCTTAAGCATAACATATTCATCCATAGTAATTACTAAATGGAATAATGGAGTAGATATACTTTCTATCTTCTTAACTATATCAGCAAATGAATTACTCTTCAATACTTTTAATTCATCTTTAGTTCCTTTTCTTCTCCAGAACTTAACAAGATTTCTCATTTTCTTAATAAAGTTTCTTTCATCTTTATCTACTTTTATAGCTTTAAATCTACTAGCATCCATATCAGCTATAGTGTCTACGATATCTATGTTATTTATACTTCTAGGTAAGATTTGTACACCAATCATAGATGTTCTCATTTTATTTTCTACATTGAAGTTAGTAACATTCTTTGATGCTACATATTCTATAGATACTTCTATATAAGAAGGTAAAGCATCTCTTCCATGGTTAATAAAATCTCCCGCTTCCCCACTAGGAATCATATAAGAACTTATACTATTCATAAGATCATATTCCATTTCATGTCTTTCTGCTATAGCTCTTATACTAGGTAATAAGAATGTAACATCCGTAGATGTTTTACCAAGTGGATTTTTATTTTCTGAGAATACTCCGATAATTTCATTGTAATCTAATTGTTTATTATCATATAATTTAGCATCTTTAAATTTAATATTATTAGGTGTAAGATATTTGACCACACCAGATGTATTAGTTCTACTAGTTACTAATCCTCCATCAGCTTTAGCAGCTGTAGCTTCTAAAACAGCTTTAGTTTCTAATAAATATTTAATCTCTAATGCTTTACTATATTTACCAGCTAATTCTTTACTCATAGTACTAGATACAACCATTGGTTGTTTAGCAACAAAGTTAGATCCATATTTTGCTTGAGTAGCTTCTACTTTTCTACTATTAACTACATTGATAGGTAATGCAAAGAATAATTGGAATAAATCCATTATACTTCCTACTCCAGCTAATAATCCAGCATCTTCTGCAAATGGAGCTGACTCTGATTTACCTAACATTTCTCCTAATGATGCATAAGCATCTAATTCATTTTCAGCTATCTCATTTACAACAGGATGGAATGTTTTATCATCAGCATCAGTTACACTTTCTTCTATATCAGATATTCTATCTTCTACAGAATCCTTTATAACTTCTACTCCTTTATCTTCTAATTCTTCTACAGTGTCATCTATATCTTTTTCAATCTCAGATTTAGATACACCTTCGTCTATTTTTCTATCTGTATGAGCTGCTACTGCTGCAACTATCAGATCTGCTACAGGTTCTTGATACATCTTTTCTAATTTACCGTCTGTAGATACTACATTCAATATACCAGTTATCTCATCTTTAAGATCAGAATATTTATTATCTAAACCAGTATTAACGAATTCATCATCACATTCGAATTTATTGCAGTCTTCACTATATGCTACTATCTTATACTTAATAGATTCTAATCTTTCATTAAGTTTAGTAAGTGGAGCAACTACAGATAAAGATTCTCCAGAAGCCGATATTCTTATTTTCTTTATAGCTTCTTCTTTTAATCCTTTAATGTTCATTATATATCCTCCTTCAATTTTATAATTCTCACCGTAACTTTCTTCTTCAAGATCATCCCAATCATCCATGTTATCGAATAAGAATGCTATATCCTCATCATCCATCATATCTGTACCGTGTTTTTCATTTAAGTTACCAGTTTTTATAGCACGTCCTAAAGCTTTAACATGTCCTATGAAATCTTCTTTAAGGGAACCACCATTATCTTCTTGGTATGTTTCTTCAAGTTTTTCCATAAGTTCATTGATCTGTTCTTTGCTGTAATTTATAACTGATTTAACAGGTTGTATCTTTATTTTGTTATTGTTATTAGCCAAATGTTCCTTAGCTAGATCTTTAATATATCTTATCTCTCCATCAGCTATAGTAACTAGATTCTGTTTAGTAAACCAATCTAAAAAAATATCTGTAGAACTCTTACCTAAGTTCTTCATCCATTGTCCTATTTTACGTACTTTAGATCTTTCTTTTCTATCTAATTTACGTTGTCTTTTGGCTTCTATTTTAGCTTGTTTACGTGCCATTCTTTGTTCTTTTTTACTAGGTTTAGGTCGCTGTTTTTGCACATTATCGTCACGTTTAGGTTTATTACCAAAGAGCATAACTACACTCCTTTCCTTTAATATCGTAAATATAATAATGTTATCAGAAGAAGAAAACGAATAGAGGACCCACTCCCGAAGGAGTGGTGAGTCTCGGAAAAGTAGAAAACAGGAATTCCTCCGTGCGAGGATACTCCCGTGTTCTTTATCATTTTTTAGGATACACATTCTTAAGGAAGAATAGATCTTTATATTGCTCTACTTCTTTCCATAATTCATCAGAACCATCTATAATTGATGATAAATTATCCTTTAAATATTTTACAGTCTTTTGAGGACCCATTTTCTCTATTCCTCTATATTCATTTCTTCTCATTCCACATAATAGATAATAATATGGTAATAAGTTATATTTAACTCTAGGATTACTAGGTACTTCATTAAAGTCTTCTCTACCAAATAATCTTTTACCATCAAATATCCATAAATTAGAGAAATAAATAAATAAACAGTTATAATGAGGATCTCTACTTAATATAACTACATTACCATTAACTGTCTTAAGATCTTCTTTAATAGTTAATATAGGAGCATCAGGACATTTAATAATTTTAAAATTATTCATCCTTTGTTCTAATAGTTTTAATTTCTTTAATAAATTCTTTTCTATAAATTCTTCCATTCCAAAATTATTATATCTATCTTGTCTTTCAGTATTCCAATCTGGATATATCTCATTAAATGTAGGATACTTATCTAAATTATAATAGATAGTAATATAACCATTTAATTGATATTGGTTTATAAACCATCCTAAAGAATTAACTACTATCTTACCATATTCCAATTTAATCTCATTAGTAACATCAGAATTCAGTTTCATTACTGTACTTAATAAACTATCTAAGTCTATAATTATATTAGGAAAATCATAGAAATCAATATCGTCGTATTTAGGAAATAGTCCTGTAACGACCATTTCCCTAACGACTCCTAGATTAAATCCTGTTTGATCATTATATTCAGTATAATCTATCTTCTCATATCTCATAGAAGATGCTCCCTTAATACACCAGTCATATCATCGAAGAACTCTAATTTCTGATCATATGTATAACCTCTGAGACCTACATATTCTTTAAGCTCCTCTATTGCTGTAAAGTAAATATCACACATCTGTTGTGATAATGCTGGTATCATTGTAGATATTAATGACTTTCCATAATACATCGCATTATCTTTAACAAATGTACCAGAGAAGTCTATACTGAATATATTATGTAGTCCTGTTAGATATCCTGTAAAAACTGATAATGATTTCTCTACTACCAAGTTCTGTATCTGTATTAAGCTATCTGGTTGTATGAGAATATTATCCCAGTCCATTATAGTCCAGAATTCAGTATACCAATCTACATATAATATTTCATTTAATGCTGTTGATAACATTGTAGAGAATGTCAGCATATTTATATTAAATGCTTGTAATGGTGATACTATAACGTGATTTCTGATGTTTTGTGTTTTATTTAAATACAATAATAATGGAATATATACTTTTTCTAAAAATGATATTTGATATTGTGGCAATAGATTAACATAGATAGACGTAAATATCTTATCTATCATATTCTTAGGTAATGTACTACATAGTGTATCCAAAGATAATGATCTATATTGGAATAGAAGATCTAGATTAATAACAAATGTCTGTAAATCCATTCGATCATATTGTGAGAATAACATAGAGGGATCATATACAATAATCCCTTTTGTAACTCCTGATAATTTATATTCTGTTATCATTATTAAAATCAACCTCCATTCGATGTAATACATAATACAGTACATCTTTGAAAAATATTATAATACCTTCATTATCATTGTGGAATCCATCTATTGTTTTCAATATTGCTCTTTTAAATTCTGTAAATGTATTTCCTATAAATAATGAATTACTATTACTCGATATATAGAAAGATACTAACATATCAATTACAACTATAAATAGAGACATGATATAAGCATCATTAGTTGATTCATCAGTAATTTCATAAAACTTATCATTGTTTTCTAAAAATAGTTGCTTTATTTTATTATGTATCATTTTCTTCACTATCTCACTATTATTTACTTTTATTAAATATTTACCACTTTCTATACATTCCCAAGTTAATATCTTTAATGTATCCTTATCATTCTTTATTATAGTATTTATAAGATCATTAAATTCTTGGTTATTATAAGTCTCACTGTAATGTGTGTGTACTACATAATCATGATTAAAGTTATAATAAGTTCCTGGGATATTATTCCCAGGATTCCTTATACTTAATTTTAATACTTCCCTTATTGGTTGTCCTAAATCCATGTCTCGTCATCTCCTTAATAATTTAAAACATTACCCAGTCTTCTATTATACTATTAGCTTCATTATCTGGGTCATTGTCTACACCTATTATTCTACATCCTAATCTATTTCTCAAATGTCTTATACCGTTAGGGTCAGTCCAACATTCTAAAGGAGTAGTTACTTCATATAAATGTCTTATATGCAGATTTATTAATTCTCTTATTCTACTCTCTTCCTTTATATTCTCTACATCCTCTGGTGACCAGAATTCTTTATTAGCTTCACATTCATTTAGTAGATCGAAATAGCCTGCTTCTTCTTTCCAGACATCTATACAGTCTGATAAGTAATCTAAGTCTTTAAACATTTGTCCATCAAAGAATATTATATCATACAAAGCTATCAACATTAGGTTCCCGTCAAATATCTCTTCAGGTATTATAGGAGTATCATATACTCCATTTAAGAAATAATCAAATACTAAACTATTTAATTCAGCATTTATTAAATCTTTAGTCACTAGTGTATTCCTATACTTTCTTCTTAATAATTCTAATTCAAAATCCAGTATAAGAGCTATACATTCATAATATCCTAATGTACCAAATATCTCAGCTAACTTCCTTCTAACTTTACCAATACATGAATTACATTCTGTTTTAAGAAATATATAGGAATCTAAATTAAAGTACATTAATTATCATCCTCTCTATGTTTTATGTTATTGTCTGATATACCGAAATGCAACATAGTTATTGCTCCTTGATCTGCTGCTGATTTAGGTGCAAACTGTCCTAAGTAAGACATATCATTAATTTTTATATATTGATTCTCTTCACTGGAATTATGTTTTACTGGAGCAACTTTATTAGTTTGAGTATGTTGATTTCTTTTTATATATTGGAAATGATGAAATATATCTAAGGGAGATGGATCGGTAGTATTACTCACAAATACTCTGTTAGCAGATCTTTGTCCTCCACTTCCTACCTTTATCAATGTTAACATTTGTAAAGGTTTAAGATTAATTCTCTTAACAGCTACACTAGGAGTCATCTTTCTTTCTCCTCCTCTATTATTACCTTTCATAGCTGAGTTTATAATAGAATATATTTCTTCTTTCAATGTCGCCATTTGTTCAAACTTTCTATCTCCGGTATTTACAGTTTGTCTTATACCAGTTATATATTCACAAAAGATATATATGGAATTTATTAATTCTCTTATGAATGTCTTCTCACTTTCCTTTATTCTCTTCTCATCTTGAAATTTATCTGGATCGTCTTTATTATTAAAAGTTTTTAATGCATCTAAGTAAGTCTTATCTAATATCTCATTAACTCTATCATCTCCATGTCTTG